TTTGGATTTACAGGTTCTCTAGACGGGACTCAAACTCACAAGCTCGTTCTTGAGGGTCTGTTTGGCCCCGTAAGAAAAGTGGCTTCCACTGCTAACCTTATTGAGCAGAAACATCTGTCCGAGTTCCAAATTAAAGCTATCGTTCTTACGTATCCTGATGAAATCCGTCAAATGATTGCTCGCTCTAAAGACTATCAGTCTGAAATGGATTATCTTGTAAGGTGTGAAGCTAGAAATAAATTCATCACTAATCTCGCACTTTCTCTTGAAGGTAACACTCTGCTCCTTTTCCAATACGTTGAAAAGCATGGTAAAGAGTTGCACAAGATTATTGAACAAGAAGCCGATTGTCCAGTGTTCTTTGTTCATGGCGGTGTTGATGGTTCCGAGAGAGAGCAAATTCGCCACATTGTTGAAAAGGAAAATAAGTCTATTATCATCGCAAGCTACGGTACATTCTCTACTGGCATCAATATTCCCAGCATTGAAAATATTATATTCTCATCTCCAAGTAAGTCTCGCGTTCGTAATCTCCAGTCCATAGGACGCGGACTTAGAAAGTCCGCAGGTAAGAAGGAAGCTACGCTCTTTGATATTGCTGATGATATGAGTTGGAAACAGAATAAAAACTTCACGTTGTTACACTTTATGGAAAGGGTTAAGATATATAATGAAGAGAAGTTTAAGTATAAGATATACAAAGTAGCTATCAATACCTAATGTATATTATTTCATATGACACAAAGTGATTATACTACACACGTTGACAAAAGTAAAGGACTAAATTATGGCCAGAAGAAAAAATAATTATATTAACAATAGAACCCTGTATGAAGCAATGATTGAACATAGAAAGGGGCTGGCAGAAGCGTTAGAACAAGGGGAAGAAAAACCTCAAGTCTCTAAGTATATCGGTGAATCAATATTGTTAATTTGTAACAACCTTGCGAAGAAACCCAACTTCTCTGGATACACTTATAAGCAAGAAATGATTTCAGACGGTATTATGGATTGTATCGCCGCCGTAGACAATTTCAATCCTGAAAGAACTAATAATCCGTTCGCATACTTCACTCAAATAGCATGGAACGCCTTCCTTAGAAGAATCCATAAAGAAAAGAAACAAACTTACATCAAACATAAGAACTTTGAGAACAGTGTTATTCTCGGTTCAGCAGGGGACTCTGGTGAAGTTCAACACCTCAAGAGTAATGAGTTTTCAGAAGATATTATAAAAAACTTTGAAAATAAGTTGACTTCAACTAAAAAACCAGGTATAATAAAAGGCGTGGAGAAATTTTCAGAGGAAACAAATGATACATGAAGATAGCACTTATAACGGACACACACTGGGGCGTTCGAAATGACAACGTTGCATTCCTTGACAACTCTAAGAAATTCCTTGATAACACATTCTTCCCTTACCTCGATGAACACGACATTAGAACAGTCATTCATCTTGGCGACATTGTTGATCGCCGAAAGTTTATCAACATCAACACTGCTCGGAGGCTGAGGGAAGATTTCCTTGAGCCTCTGGCTAATCGCGATATTGACTTCCATTTGATTATTGGGAATCACGATACGTATTTTAAAAACACTAACGAGACTAATTCTGTAAAAGAACTTATCTTTGGTAAGTATAATACATTTTATTGTTATGAAAATGAAGCCCAGACTATAACTTTTGATGGGCTTCCTATTCTATTCATACCTTGGATATGTTTTCAAAACAGAGAGCAGGTGACCAATGAAATTCGGAATACTAATGCCCAGATCGCTATGGGTCATCTTGAAATTCAAGGTTTTGAAATGTTTAAAGGTTCTGTAGTCTCACATGGAGATGATCGATCTGCGTTTGATAAGTTTGATATGGTAATGTCTGGGCACTTCCACCACCGTTCCGGTGACGGGCATATCTATTACCTTGGCTCACACGCTCAGTTTACTTGGAGTGATTATGACGACCCTAGAGGGTTTCATGTATTTGATACAGAAACTAGGGAATTGACTTTTATTAAGAACCCTTATGATATGTTTAAGAAGGTTTGGTATAATGATTCAGATGATAGCTTCCTTCAAGCAAAAATTGATTATTCTGAATTTAAAGAGTGTATGGTCAAAGTTATTGTCACATGCAAAAATAATCTATATTGGTTTGACAAGTTTATTGAGAATATCGAAAGTGAGAATCCAGTCCAACTGCAAATAGTTGAAGATCACTTAAATCTAGACTTAGAAGAAAGTGAGCAGCAGATTATTAATGAAGCTGAATCTACTTTAGATATTTTTAAGAATTATATTTCCAGTTACGATAACGAGCAAGTTGATAAAGAAAAACTGGCCAACAAAGTTATCGAGCTGTATAACGAGGCTATGTCTTTAGAATGATTTTATTTAAAAAACTTCGATGGAAGAATTTTCTATCGACTGGTAATTTCTTTACAGAGATTGACCTTAACAACGGTTCAACTACACTTATTGTCGGCGAGAATGGGGCGGGTAAGTCTACTATCCTAGACGCTCTCTCATTCTCATTGTTCGGTAAACCGTTTAGAAAAATCAACAAGCCACAGCTTATGAATACGATCAATAACAAAAATCTTGTAGTTGAGGTTGAATTTGATATTGGTAAAAGTAAGTATAAGATCATTCGTGGCATGAAGCCGAATATCTTTGAAGTTTATCAAGATGATAAGCTGATGAATCAGTCAGCCGTTATGAAAGACTATCAAACTATTCTTGAGAAACAGATTCTAAAAGTCAATCATAAATCTTTCTCACAGGTTGTTGTTCTTGGTTCAGCAACCTTCCAACCTTTCATGCAGCTGACTGCGTTTCAACGTCGAGAGATTATTGAAGACCTGCTTGACCTTCAGATCTTTACTACGATGAATTCAATCTTAAAAGATAAAATTCTAGAAAACAATGAGCTTATAAACAATCTTAGCTCTGAAAAGAAAATACTTTCTAGTAAGATTGAAATGCTTAAAGATCATATGAAAGAGATACAGTCAAATAATGATAAATTGATTGCTGAAAAGAAAACTAGAATTGAAGATACTGACGGTGCCATTAAAACACTTATAGAAAAATGTGATATAGTTAAAGATAAAATAAAAGAACTTAAAGAAAAAACTGTAGATCAAGAATCATTTAACAAGAAGTTAAATAAATTAAACGGTCTCAAACATAAAATTGAGGCTAATCTTTCTCAGCTTAACAGAGAAGTAAACTTCTTTCACGAGTATGATAACTGTCCAACTTGTAAACAGCAGATTGATGAAGAATTTAAAAAAGAAACTGTAGAAAGTAAATCGTCAGAGATTGGTGAGATCGAAGAAGGGTTGAAGAAATTATCTGAAGAATACGAATCCACCAATAAGAAACTTCAAGATATAATGGATATTAATTCTGAGATCAGCGATAACAGTCTAGAACTTAATAGTTTAAAAACTAAAATTAGTTCTTTGCTGGAATATAAAGAGACCCTACAAGGTGAAATTGACAGTATAAAAGAAAGTGTTAAACAGAAAGATGATAACAAGCTTCCTGAGTTTTTGAAACAGCTTTCTGGCATTGAAGAAGATTATTATGATGCTCTGGGAGAAAAGAAAACTCTACAAGCTGCAGGAACTCTTTTAAAGGACGGTGGTATTAAGTCACGTATCATTAAACAATATATTCCTATTATGAATAAACTGATCAACAAGTATCTAGCTTCTATGGAATTTATGTGCCAGTTTGAGCTTGATGAAACATTTAACGAAACTATTAAGTCTCGTTACCGCGATGTGTTCTCATACGCTTCTTTCTCGGAAGGTGAGAAAATGCGTATCAATCTAGCAATTCTTTTCGCTTGGAGAGCTATCGCTAAGATGCGCAACTCTGTAAATACTAATCTTCTTATTATGGACGAGGTTTTCGATAGCTCGTTAGACTCAAACGGAACAGAAGAGTTTATGAAGATCATAAAGAACTTGACTTCCGACACAAATACGTTTATAATAAGTCATAAGTCGGATCAGATCATTGACAAGTTTGAGAGAGTGATTCGATTCGAGAAACATAAAAACTTTTCGAGGATTGCTGAATGAGCGAATATGTAGAAACTGTAGTTGAAGATGAAAAGGGCGATCTTATTCTTCCTATTCCTGTAGAACTACTATCACAAATGGGTTGGACTGAAGAAACGATCCTTGAGTGGGAAGTAGATGGCGATAAGGTTTATTTGAAAGAACATGATGAATCTAGTAAAAGCGACTGATCCAATTCTTAAAGAAGTCTGTGAATCATTTGACTTCAATAACCCTGCAGTTGAACCTATCCAGTTTGCTAAAGATCTAGTTAAAACGATGTATGATCATAACGGTATTGGTCTAGCTGCTAATCAAGTAGGATATAAATTTCGAGCGTTCGCTCTTAGAGCTGCGCCTGAAAACCTTGTTTGTTTTAATCCTAGGATCGTTAATGAGTCAAAACAAAAGTCATATATTATTGAAGGGTGCTTGACTTATCCGGGTTTAGCGGTTAAAATAAAGCGTTCGGATGAGATTCGCGTCAGGTTCAACATGCCTAACGGGGACACCAGAACGGATACATTTAGAGGTCTGACGGCTCATGCTTTTCAACACGAGCTAGACCATCTAGACGGTATTATCTTTTATACACGCGCAACTGCGTATCACAGAGAACAAGCATTCAAACGTTGGAATAAATGAATATCTTTTATTTACATGATGA